TCAACTGGTTCGCGATCATCCGATGGAACTTGTGTGCCCGCTCCAACGGTTCATCTAGGTGTTCGCACGAGCTGACGTATGCCATGAACGCAACATCGTCGGTGAGCATTGCTTGGTAGCGGTCATCATCAGACTCTGGACGATCCCATTCGATGTCTTCATGGCCGAGCGTGACTTGCTTCATTGCGAGTCTCCTTCGGGTGTAGCTAGAATCGGAATCGGCATGTTGAATCGTTCGCGGTCAAAAGGCGCCATGCACCATCGGCACTCGGTTGCGTAGTCGTAGTTCCCGAATTGGTCGCCATGATCGGACATGGCAACGTCGGTGGTCTTGCGGAACTTGCCGCAGCGGTCACACTTCATTGCGAGTCCTTTGCGTCGTTGAATTCCCACACGATTGCGCGACGGTTGTTCTCGGTCAGCCGGTAAATGCCGGACGGTTCAACAAGGCCCATGCCGACGAGTGCGGCGCGAGCTGTGCGGAGACGTTGCCCCGTGAAGTGGAGTCCGTGCATCTCGGCGAGACCAACGAGTTCGTGATCTGCTAATGACTTACGGGCCAGTGTTTGGAGTACCCAACCGATCGACTTGCTGACATCGTTCGTGTCCGCAGCCTCGTGACTTGTCAGCGGATCGGTGCGTCTTGCCCTGGGACTGTCATCACCGAATATGGAATGAATCGGCGGAGGGGTTATCGTTGCTGTAGACATCGGAACCTGCTTTCCTTTGTTGTTGCCCCTCATTCGCGTGAGGGGCACTTTTAGTTCGGGTGACGGCTTGGGGGCCAGATAGGCACCGCCACCCGAAGATGTTGGGTCGCTCTCTTAGATGGCAGCGATTACGGAAGCCGCGATCGTTACGCCGAGCAATGCCAGAAACAGAACGAGCGGAATAATCCACACCGCAGGCATGAGTCCGAAACTCGTGTACTCGGTATCGAAGAACCAGTTCCAGAAACGCTTACCGGGACGGTAGAGGCTCGATGCTGAACCGATCGCCTTGCGTGCGTCAGTAAGCGAGATCATGTCTTCGTTTAGTAGAGAGGCATAGAAGTCGAGTTTTGCGTCACGCTCTTTGTCGTTCATGTCTGCTCCTTGTTATTGGTTCGGGTGGCGACGAAAGCGAATGTGAAGAGTTCCGCGCCCAACCATCCAGCGCGCTCGCCTTCGTTCCTATGTCGATGTCCACGCCACCCGAAGATGTGAAAGTGGGACGCCGGGTTTTCCTCCCGGTAAACCGTTCGCAGGCTCGCCCCTAGGTGGTGCTATTCGTCGTCGCCGAGGATTACCTCGAAGTAGGCGCTCGTGCCGTCATCAACGAACGTTCCAGATATTTCCGACCCGGTATAAGAACGCCCTATTCGGTCAACAACGCCCCAGTCGCTCAGGGTTGGGAGGATGCTGTCGATCGCGTCCTTACGGAACGGGATTTCGGCAAGCACCCGCGATTCGGTGTCGTCGTCATAAAGACGGATTCGGATTTCCATTGCTTCCTTCTTTCTTTTGGTGAGTGGAGTGGCGGGGATTCGAACCCCGATTTCCTGTGCCGACGCATTGACGCTTGCGTTACGACGGTGCCGATTCGAACGGCTCAGCCGGACACCACCCCTAGTAGTCGTTTCACGGAGACCAAACCGCCCAGACTGAAGCCAGATGTTCACGAATGCTGGGTATTAAGTTGTGCAAAGCTGACCGTCAGTGATGGGGCACAACATCTACCCACTTACACACTCCGTAAGTCGTTAGCCCCGATCAGTGACAGCGCTCACACGACTCCTGCGCTGGCACCCTTATCTCAGGGGCTCTAATACCGTTCGCAGTCCTCATAGCCGGTGGTGGTGTCACTGGGCTGTCCCCGATACCTTGCGGTCAGACGGGCTGTTACTCCTGCGAGTTCTGTTCAGTTGTGTGTGAAGCGCCACACCCGTGTTTTGGACATAGGCGTAGCCAGCAGCTAGGTCGGGAGTCGAACCCGAAAAGCCTTAGAAGGGGAAAAGGGTTAGGAGACGCACTCCTTGAAGTGGTCACGGAGACGAACCTTCGGATGTGCCGCGCTACCCTCTGTAGCGCGAACGTCTAACCCACAGTTAGGGCAGACCGGAGTGAATGAGCGAAGGTGTGCAACGCTGGTGCGGTCGTGGTGAATCATGTAAGCGATCAGCGCAACAAGCACGAGCGTTTCGACGCTGACCAGCAGGACGCCGATCATGCGCTCTGTCCCCTCGATGCGGGACGTTCAGCGATGCGGTCAATGTACGAGTCCAGTTCGGACTTGCGGTACTTGACGCGGCGACCTTCACCAACAGGTGTGATCTCTTTTTGTTCGCGCAGGGTGTCGAGTTCGCGGAGGGAGCCAGAGATATAAAAGGCTGCAACCTCGCGAGTCATCAACGCCGGCGCAAATTCAATGCGCAGGGTGTTCATGCTGCCACCTCAAACCATGAGGCGGTTGTTACTCCAAGTACCGAGCTGATACGACGAAGCTCGGCGACGGAAATGTTACCGTCGCCGAGTAATCTTCTTTCGAGTGTGGGGTATGCAATGCGAGCTTCGGCGGCTAGGCGCTGCTTACTGATCGCGCGTTCTTGGCGGAGGGCATCGACTCTTAGTCCAATGTCGTCTGCGTGAGTTTCGGTTGCCATATAGGGAGTATGACTCCCCACTTGGGGACTGTCAAGCCCAAAAGCCAATTTTCCCGATAATAATTAGTTGTTGCCAAATGGGGATTAGCGGGTAACCTATTTCGAGTGAATACAGAAATAGTCCGTGACCCGTACAACACGGCGGTGGCATCAGTATTGAACGACGCCTACAAACGCCTGAATTCCCCGATGACCCGCCTAGTGCAGGCCACAGGGAAGTCGAAGAATACAGTCTTGCGATACCTAGCTGGCGAGCGCGATATTCGGGTCGCCGAACTCAAAAAGTTCGCGGGAGCCTTGGAATTGTCCCTAGAGGATATTTTCGCTGAGGCGGATCGACGCGTTGATTAATTCCATCATCGGCACCCCCAATGCCTTAGCGAGACGCCTTACATCCCCGATATTCATTCTCTCAACTGGGCACTGCCCTGACCGTTTGCGTATTTCTGTCATGTTGTGTTCTTCCCCCGTATGGGGGAGCTTACTGGTGCGCCCTGACATGCGGAAGGCGACCCACGCGCCAAGGCGGGAATTTCTCAATTGCTTTAGCGGCGGCGATCAGACAGCTTCTGCATTGCGTCAGCGGCATCCTTTGAGGACACGTGCTGGTAGTTGCCAGTAACACCAGGCGACTTGTGCCCAACAACCTCGCCAATGGTTCGATCGGGTACGCCGGCAGCGGTGAAGTCGGAGATTGCGGTGTGGCGTGCCCAGTGGGTTGTGACACCTTCGGAGGCAACTTGAGCGTCGGCAAGTAGTGTCTTCCACTGTTGTTGATCGTAGCGCGAATCAATAGGTGAGCCGTCACTGTCGGGCCAGAGAAGGCCGTAAGGGTTTGGGCGTAGTGAGAGTTCGGCCATGTGCTGCTCGAGTGCTGTCAGTAATGATTGGGGTAGCGGGAAGGTACGTGCTTCGCCAGACTTCGGCGGTAATAATACGAAGCGTCCTTTGAGCACGCGGTACTCCATACCGTCAGGGAGGATGAGTTGTTTCGTGGGGCAGCGACCGGCAGATTTGGCGCTGCACTCCCCCTCGTGGCCATGCTTGTAGTTCGCTTCGACCATATTCCAGTGGACGGTGAACAGACCGCGTTCAAGGTCTACGCTGTCGAGTGTGGCGCCGAGTCGTTCACCCTGCCGAATACCCGCGTAAAGCGATACGAGCCACTTGGAGCCATCGGGACGACTCGCTGCGGCTTGGAGGATACGCAGGGTCTCGTCGGGGCTTAGGGTGCCGCGTGTGGTCTTCCCGGCTTTGGGCGGGTGGATGTCTTTGGTGACGTTCGCTGTCACTAGACGTTCGAAGCGGGCAGCCTCGAACATTGATGACATGACGTTGTGCGCTTTTAGCTGAGACGACGAAGAGAGGCCCTTGGCTTTCATCTTGTCGTAAATGGTTCGGAGATCCGAGGGGCGCACGTCTTTGAGGTTCTTACGCCCAATCGTGGGCAGTATCCAGTTCTTGGTGTACGACCTGTACGTTCGGAGTGGTTGCGGTTTTAGCTTGGGCTCGCAGATGTTTGCGAGCCAGTACTCACTCCACGATGCGACAGTCCGGTTCCCCATCGGTGAACCGGTGGCTTCGATTTCTGCCTGTAGTGCACGGAATTTGACTCGTGCCTTAGATTGCGAACGCGAGCTAACCCGCTTTTGTGCGCGGCCACCGTTTTCGTTTAGTCCGTTGTCAACGACACCGATCCAGAGGTCGCGCTTGTCGTCATGGTAGAAACCACCTTCACCTGATTTGCGCGTGCGTGGCATTTCCCCCTCTTTCTGTTTTGGTTAGGCGGGCCCGGGTCCCGCCTACTTATCTGCTATGGGCACTCCACGCAGCTCCGTTGATTACGCCGGTGTGTGTTGGTCTTCTATGAAATACATGATTGAATAAGTTCACGGTTCGCTCCTTGTCTGTAGCTTGGGACGTTCTGGGCCTCGAAGTGTTAGCGCACTTCGGGGCCTTTTTTGTTTTTCTAGTGTAGGTATACACAAAGGTTTACACAAGAGACGGCAAACCTATGTTTGCCACTGCTGCACCGGATGTCTGCCAGTTCCGCTTGTTTCTGCGGGTTTTGGCCTATTTATTGGTGCCCCTGGAGGGATTCGAACCCCCAACCTGCTCCTTAGGACGGAGTTGCTTGGGTGTCGAACCTCAGGTGTCTTACCCTTTGTTTAGTTACATATTGAGCATAGTACCCACCCATAGGTTTACACAAGGGTTTACACAAAGACACCAAATCACCCCACCAGCGACAAATAAGCCCCACGCTCACTCCGAAGAGCGGAACGCGGGGCATAGATAAGGCTATCCATCTAGCCTTATGTTTCATCAAAGTGTTCACACGTTTAGTTTTATGGAAGTCGCCTTAACGCAAAAAAAGGGGTGCCCACCGTCGCAATGACGGGGACACCCCAAAAGTTCTACTTGTTACTGGCAACAGGCCGTTGATTCCTCAGCGGCATCGTTCGGGTCAACTGGTACTTCATACTCTGGCCCCATATCGGCTGCCCTCATTCGGCAGTCTCGCGGTTTGGTACCTGGTAGACAGCGGCAGCAGTGAGGATTGCGAGAACGAATGAAATCCACTGTCCCCAATCGGCAGGAATGAACCCTGCGCCTGCTGTAGCGATGGTGCCGACAATTGCGACAATGAACTTTGCGTATGAACTGATCTTCTGAATCATGTTTCCTTCTTTCATCGGTAGACACCTGGCGGCCATTCGGCAGGAGGTGGCGGTTTTGAACTAAAAATGTCTGCACGGAGCTGGTGGGCATAGTCGCGGAGAATGTCGCGCTCAGTCGTGATCTCAAAGTTGCGGTCTTCGAGGGTCTGCATTCGCAGGTCTTGCCCTGTCGCCCGTTCGTTGTTCTCTCTCCGGTACTGACTAAGTTCCTCCTGAAGTTGGTCGATGAGGTCGTTCTCGGCAGAACGACTCACCGCGACCGATGCAGTCTCATTTGCGCGCTTTGCGACACGGTTAGTAAGTACTGACCCGACGACACCGCCAGCGACGAGCAGAACGGTGCCGATGAGGGTTCCGGCAATGGGTATCCATTCAGGCATTCCGGCGGCTAACTCAGCGGTGACGTTGTGAATTTGGCGCGAGTTGCGTCTGCAATCTCTGCTACTGTCGGTGTCTTGATGAGCGCTGCGAGCTTTGTGTAGTCAATGGCGGGAGTTGACGACGTGGGTTGTGCGGCCAACCATGCGGCATGATCGAGGCGGGCGAAACTTTGTGCGGCAGTGTAGTCGCCACGTTTGAATTCGTCCGCCGTGCGGGAACCAAGTTCATAGAAGCGTTCCCACCAGAGAGCACGCTTCGGATCTGTAGTGACTATGTAACCGCGTTCGAGTTTGGAGGGCCCGGCTAGTGAGGGCCAGATAAGTGACCATTCGGGGTCGCCTTCGGTTCGTTTGATTACAGCGGGCATGTCTACTCCTTTGGAAGTTTCGGGTATGGGTGTGGTGCCACCACTTGCCGGTGACGTGCCCTTGTGTGGGCCGGGGACGGATGCCCAGAGCGGGGCTGTAGTCCACCCTTGATTCACTAGGTACTGCTCAAACGAGATCCGTTGCCCGGATTCGATGAGGATGATCCAGCAGTGAACGTGTGGGCCTGTGGTTGCGGTGCCGGTGTTGCCGACATAACCGATAACGTCGCCCTCGTTTACCTGTCCCGCACTTTTGCCCGCATATGCAGACATGTGTTGGAGGGTGAACTTTGCTTGATTGTTTGTAATGGCGACGGTGTACCCGCCAGTGGTTGACCACCAGCGGGTAACCCAACCACCGAACGGGGCACGAATGACCTCAGACATATCAGCGCCGTAATCTGTTGCAGGGCCAACGTTGTATGCGGCGTGTGATGCTGCGTTGCCTGTGATCCTCCGTGCCCCATCTAAAGGTCTGCGCATGATTCCTCCTTTAAATACGAAAGCCCCAGTGAAGGGGCAGGGTTACGGTTCAGTTGTCGTGCAACCCGTCGAGCAAATCGAGTCGGGAGAGGTCGCCGGGTTTCAGGGGTGCGATGCGGTTAAGGACGCGATCCCAGAAAGTCATCACCACGAACCGACCGTGCCCGACGAACCAAGCGCTGTCGGATACGGGGTGCGCAAACGGATTGCTGCACCCACGTTCACGTCATAAGCAAGGTTGCCGGTGTTGCCGGATGCGATGCAACGCTCTAACCACAATTGGGCGGTGTTCCCAACTTTGAACTGTGTGGGCGCAATAGTTCCACCTGCCGCCACATCCCCCGCATCGTCAACACTCAGCGTGCCAAGCATGTACGCCTTAGAAGTGTTGATGTTGTGCACCGTCCCGCCGCGAGAACGCCGGTAATCGCCAGCCACATCAACACCCTCAACTTCCTCATGCAGCGTCCACCCGTTGCAGGAAGTTCCATCCCCCAGCGCCCCAGAGTCCACGTCGGAACAGTTGACGGTGACAACTCGGGTTGCGGTCAACGAACCTGGTTTGTGCCAGTTGAACCCGTCCTTATAGGAACCTTTCGTGTGGCAGTCAAAGAACGCCATTAGCCCGTTGAATCCTGATGTCGAAGCCGCGAACCCGTTGGTGTCGGTGGAACCCACACCGCCCGCATAACTGACGGTGCAATCCTTGATGACACATCGTTGGAGGGCAGCCGTGCCGGTGCGGATAGCAACCCCGGCAGTTCCGCGCCCACCAACAAAGTCGATGCCCTCGAACCAGAAGTCAGACTGCGTGGTCGTGCCATACGCAATGTTCGACTTGTAGAGCAGCGCCCAGGTGTTCTGGTTGGTCGTGGTGAGGGAGTCTGTGCGGTTCATGTATAGAGCGGTTCCGGTGAAATACCATGACCCTGGGGTTGAGTTGCAGCCCGCGGCGCTGGCAACGTTTACGAGGTCGCGGCCAACACCGTCTGCGTCAGACCATGAGCGATCCACGACTCGCATTGGTGGCTTGGCCGCGTCTGAGTAGGCGATAACGGAACAGTTTGGGTATGTTCCGCTGGGGGCTGCCGTGTCTAGGTTGAGCCAAGGGCCAACGAACGCACGACCGTTAGTGGCAACGAGGGCGATGCTTCGGGTAGGGCTGTCGAATCCGGGCGCTGCCGTTGTGGTTTCGTAACCGTATTCGTGCCCGTATGCGTAAGGGTCGCTACAGTTCAGGTTGATGCGGCCAGTCGATCCGGCAGTGCTCAAGTTGATCTGTTGGATTGCTTTGCGGATACTGCGCCACGGAGAACCTGATGTACCTGTACCCGTAGAGTCGTTACCTGTTGGCGCGACCCAATACTGAACAGTAGGGTTTGCCCTAGCTGTCGATTGTGCGTCGAACAGTGCCTCGGGGGTGATGCCGACCGAACCAACTACGGAACCGTCACGCCCAGTGCGGATGCTGGGCACCATACCGTAAGTAGCCATCCAGCCGAATTCAGCAGCCGGCAGAGTTCCGGTGAAGGATCGAGGGCTGGGGGCATACGGCACGAGCGCCCCGTCAATTTTGGTGGTGAGTGCGGTTTTTGTTGCGCTTGTTCCTGCGGTAGAGATGTATCCGGCAACAGCGGTGTCGTTCTCTACTCCGTTGACCCCGGCGAGTCCTTGCACGCCTTGAATACCCTGGATGCCTTGGATTCCGCGAATGTTGGCAATAAAAGTTTTGGTTGTGGCAGCCATGATGTCCTAACTGAGCCGGTAAAGGTCTGATGTGAGCGTGTTGAGCATGAGGTCGCCGGGGCGGGCGAGGGCCGGGATGGTTGCGCCTGCGACTTCCCAAACGATGCCGCCACCCACCGGAACATCGGTGAAGTCAGGCAGCGCCCCACCCTCAACGGGTACGTTGATCGCCCAGTCGGGAAAGTCAACCCATGTGAATCCGGATGCCGGGTCGCGAAGGTTGATGCGCAGCCTGTAGGTGATCGGAGGGGCGGTGACCTCGGTTGATACCAATTCGACCGACCATGACCCATCAGCGGCCGGGATGGTGGTGATTGGTAAAGCGGTGATCAGGTTCCCGTCGATTGTTGTTGTCGTGCTTGAGGGTGTCCACACAAGTTCCGGGGAACGATCCTGAACACTCTCCAACCCAACATCTAGAAGCGTGCCTGTGACTGTCGCCATGAGTTCTCCTTAAATAGAAAAACCCCCATCTGGGGGTAGAAATGTTTGGTAAAGCGAGTAGTATTCAGGGCACATAAGAGGCCCGCGACTACGTGAATAGCCCGGACCCATGACCGACCGAAAGGGGTCGATATGAACAAGATAGTCCACACCCTCACCGTCAGCGCAATAGCTGTCCTGATGCTTACCGGATGCTCCGCAGCGCCGGTTGAAGAGGTTGCCCCGAGTGCGCCCCCCACCGAAGTTGTGGCAGAGAGCACACCCGAATCGACACCAGAACCGCTTGCCGTTGACGAAGAACCAGCAGCAGAAAACGGTGGCGACGTGATGTTTCTTAAGGAAACACGCGAACGCATCCAGTACATAAAGAACGCAACGGATGAACAACTCATTGAAGCCGCTGGGGTCGCTTGCGAGAACTTCGCAGCCGGTCAGAGCCGCATGGATATGCGACTCATCGAAGGCGAACAGGCCGACGATAGCGGTTGGTACTGGGACAGCATAGCCATTGCAACTTGGGCCGCTAAAGCTTACTGCCCCAAATATGACGAGCTCGCCTAAGCAGCTTTAGGCCACTCAGTTTCGAAGTCACCACCGAAGCGTTCAGCCTTGACCAGCCACCTGAACTCGCGTCCCGGTTCCCCATAAGCAACGAACCGACCATCGACAATATCCTCTGAGCCGACCAAGAACGGTCGCCCCACCGCGAACACCATCGTGGCCCTGTTGCGTTCTTTGTTTAGCGCCTCGAAATAATCTGGCAACTCGACAACGCACTCACCCGAATCATCGAACGTGTCGCGCCCCCAATACTCGGTGCCGCTCACGGGTGACTCTGTGGAGCCATGCTGAATGTTCCAACCCGGCTTTACGGGGTGATCCATCAGGAAGCTCTTAGAGCCAAGGACTGTCTGATTGCCAGTTACTTTCAGGTTCCCCCCAACATCGAGGTCGTTGATGGCCGTAATTTTACCCTCGACGGTTAGGGGGCTAGTCACTACGGTGCTGCCCGTCACGTCCAGTAGGAGCGAACTGCTGGATGCGATGCGGCCGGCGTAAGCGCCCTGATTGTCGATTGTGATTGGGCCAGCTTTGATACTTCCGGTACCCAGAGTGAGGTTGGCGTTCAGTGTTGTGTTTCCGGTGATCGTGCAGGTTCCGCCAATATTTACGGGCCCGTTCCAGTTCGATGGCCCAGTCCACGTCACCGTGCCTGAACCGTTCAACAACCCCGCGATGGTAGCCGTGCCCGTGACGGAAAGGTTGCCGTCCTGAATCAACAGAGACGAACCGGAGTACATCCGCAACTGGCCGCGCTCCACCGACGAATTTGCCAAAGGGGTAGCATTCTCCAACGCACTAAGGCGCTTCTTGAGGCGAGCAAATTCGCCGTTATCCAAATTATCTACACGAGCCATGTCGCCTCCTTACTGGAACTGCAAATTGATGTTCTCTGACAAATCACCAGAGAACCCAATGATTCGGTTCGTGTTCCACCCAGCAGTAAGCCACGGATCATCCTGAACCCACGTCTTCGCCGTACCACCCAGAAGAAGGTCAGACACCTTCGGGGTGCCAGAGGCAAGCACGGAGAACTCCCACTGCTCAGTAGGCTTCTTGAACACGTTCAGCTCCCCCAACGCATACCGCGACAACGCATCCTCACTCGTTTCTGTAGAGAGTGTTGTGAGGCGGTCAGCGAACGGATAATCAGGGGTGAAGTCACGCACAGAACGCGCCAACTTATCCACCCCAGAACCCTCACCAATCGCATAACAAGCAGTCGCAACATTCACCGCATCAGAAGTCACCGACAAATCTGTGATGCCCGACTTCTCCACACCAACATGCCACTCATACGAACCCGAACTCAGCGAACCTGTCCGCATCTCCCAGTTGAGTGAATTACCAACCCAACGAGGCCGGAAGTCAATATCTGTCCCGCCGTCCTCATCCATCAGATCCTGCAACACATCACCCAACCACTCGAAGTGGTAGCCGTAATATGTTCGCGAAATGCTCCCAGCAACATCAGCAGGCAGTGTGATCGGCAAGGCAATGTTCATCCCCGCCAAACCCTGCATCGAAAGCTCAACCATCTTCTTAGCAATAGTCCCCGAAGACTTCGACGCGAACACCTGATTGATGACCTTCGCAATGGGTTCGCGGTGGTCGATCGCCAAACGATCCTTCAGCGTTGTCCAAATATCAGAATGGGCAACAGTCAAACGTCCAGAAGGCTGATCGTAAACAGCATGATCAACCGCACCCGCATAAACGACAACACCGTCCCAGTCCAGAACGAGTGTGCGCGACTTCTCACGCAACACCGTTCGCGGATTCAACCGACTGAAAACAGAATCCCGCAACATGAACACAGCCGAACCCGAACTGCCAGAGTTCAGGACACGCCCCCATGAAAACGAATGAGGTTTAGGCAGCTTTTGACGATTGCCGCCCGTAACGGTGTCAACAGACCACACAGACCAAGCCATCAAACCACCGCCCTAAATGTATGTATCGGTAACAGCGGTAGACAAAGTGAGCCCAGCCCCCGTAAGTGTGTGCGTCACGGTCCCACCAGCAGGAACAGCCCAAACATCAGCAGAAGTAACCTTCCCAACCACCACAACACCGCCAACCTCAAGAAACCCCGTCGCCATATCAACCGTGTGCGGATTACCATCCGTGACAGCCTGAGTAACCGTGAACGTCTTACCGCCAGGGCCATTGATCGTGTAACCCGCAGCCACGCCCGTAATGGTGTGAACAGGTGACGCAGCAAAGTTGCCGTAGTGGTAGGAAGCAACACCGCCCGCGAACGTGCGGGTCTCACCAAACTTGCGAGGATCAGCAGCCCACACCTGCAACTGATAACGAGCGATCGAACCAGCAACAATTGTCGAAAACTTCGACCCCACACGTTGCACATCAGCCCACGAGGTAACCCCCTGATACTCGACAACTATTCGACTAAACAAGCCATCCGACAGCAGCCCAGAGAGTTGATGTTTCAGATGCCCCAACTCCAACTCAGAGTCACCAAAACACAACCCCGAAATGGACACACGGCGTGAACCCGCAAACGCTGGCACCTCGAAAGAGCCATGCGCTTGCGGACGCTCAATATCTGTTGTGCGGTAATCGGGGCTATCGTCCCACCCAACAATTTCCTCAATGGTGAACCCGTCACTCCCAGCGCCCGCGTTTGCTAACCATGAACCAATACGAACCGATTCCATTAGGCACTCCTCAAAGTCCAGTTCAGTTGGTCAGCCGCGATACGACCTACCGTTTCTTCAGACATCCCCGGTTGTGCATAAATGGGCATACTGATTTGTGCGCCCTGGGTTTGCGTAATGCTCGTGCTCGTGGGGGCTGGCGCGTATTGCGCTGCCGAATATTTCCCAACACGGTCAGACGCAATGTCCTTCAGCAGCGACCGGTACTTTGACGCTTGCGGTTCTGGGGTAACTTCCTCCCCCACCGATAGCATCGTCGGCACAGAGTCAGACTTGGATGTTCCCGGCCCGCGCACTGTTCCACCGCTGGCATACCCAAGAACACCAGAACCCAACTTGCCGGAACCTGTGGCAGTTAGATTTACTGACGCCCCATTCCAACGCTGCATAAACCGTGCCATTGCCGCATCAGCCGGATCAGTGTTGATCGTGACCGCAGTAGCAATGTTTTCCGGAATCAGGCCCAAACGGTCAATGTAGGTATCTGCCGCGTCACCTGTAATCCCGAACTTGGCAAGCTGCTCAAGAAGCGCATCACGGCCCTCGTTGATGGCTAGTGTTGCGTCCTCTTGCGAACCGGTCTGTTCAAGGATGGATGCAGCAGACTCGAGTGCAGCCCGTGCGATCCCATCGAGTGCGGCCTCATTGTTTCGGCCAGCCTCAGTAGTGATGTCTAACGTTTTTCCGTTTTCAATCACCGCAGCCGTAGCATCATCAATGGCTGCCTCGAAAGCACGTTCAGCATCACGAGCAGACAAAGACGTAGCACCAAAGTTGCGGATCATGTCAGCAAGATCACTGATCTGATCACCGGCACCCTCAGCAGCACCCTCTAGTTCCGCAATCGCATCCGTGTTATCTACCGTGCCATCTGTGGCCCCAGCAATTGCGGCTTCATACTGTGGGAACATTTTGCGCAACTTGTTAATGGACTCTTCTGAACCATCAGTTGTTGCAACGAGTTCGTCCCACGCGGCAGCAGCTTCTTTAGTTTTGCCACCAGCAACAAGGTTAGATAGTGCCGTGTCGAGTTCTTCGATGTTCTTCTTCGCAGAACCCAGCGAGGTGTCCACAATGCCAAAGGTGCCAATCGCGGACAACGAACCGAGCCAACTATTCTGCAAGTCTGCAGTGAACTGTCCAAGGTCGGTCGATAGCGCATTCAGTGTGTTAGACGCATTCGCGCCCCACCCAAACATGACACCGCCACCACCGAGAGCATCCTCAACAGTCTTAGACGCATCATGCACGTTGCCTAAAGCTTCTTCGAGGTCAGACGCAGACTCGGTGGCACCTGTCAGCCCATCAGCCCACCCCTTCATCTCGTGAAGAAAAGCAAGCGCCATGAGAACCCCAGCAGCCTTACCAAGTACACCCAAATATCTGGCCGTGCGCTGTGCAACCGGACCTAACGTGACCAAAGCTGCACGGTACGCAGCAATCTTCGGCACAGCCAACAGGAATGCGCCACCAGACAGCGCGGCAACACCACCCAACACAGTGACCACACCCACAGTCCCCAACAGGACAGGGTTCATCGTGCTGATGTTCTCAGTCAGATCAGAAACACCCTCGGAGGCCGCATTGATCGCAGGCAAAAATACTTGCCCCATCGAAACCGCAGCATCAACAATGCCGTTAGTCGCGACCTGAACCTTCGCCGCAGTAGTGTCATAACGCTTATTGGCCTCTTCAACCAAATCGGTATTCTCAGCCCACGCCTCATTGCCCTGCTCAAGCGACTTCCGCAAAACATCACCAGAGTTCGCCATGTTCAACAGCGCACGAGTAGTACGAATATCGGTCTGGCCTAGAGTCTCGAGCGTGGCAAAAACATCGCCGCCCTCAGAATCAATGCGACCCAAACCCTCAACGAATGACGCAATAGCGTCAGCCGGGGCACCCTTGAACGAACGCGCAAAGTCAGACGATGAAATCCCCGCAACCTTCGCAAACTCATCCAAATCTTTACCACCAGCCGAAACCGACTTAGCAATATCAATCATAATCTTCGAGATAGCCGAACCACCGGCCTCAACCTCAACACCAACCGACGAGAGTGCGTTAGCGAGACCCAAAACTTCAGCCTCAGTTAAACCAACCGTCTTACCAGCACCGGCGATACGCGAAGCCATCATTATGATGTCGCGCTCAGTGGAAGCACCGTTGTTACCGAGCCGCACCAGGGCTGCACCCAAACGGTCAACATCGCCAGGAGCGGTCTGCATCACGTTCATCATCTTTGCGATGGACGTTGCGGCTTCCTCCGCAGACAAGTTTGTGGTCTGCCCAAGGTCAACCATCGTGCGGGTGAACTCAAGAATGGAACCCTGCTCAACACCCAACTGTCCCGCAGCCTCAGCCACAGCAGCCAACTCTTTATGAGCAATGGGAAGTTCACGGGCCATGCCACGCAAACCCTCTTGGATTGCGTCTAGCTGTTCAGGGGTGCCGTCAACAGTTTTCGTTACACCAGTCCACGCAGTTTCCCAATCAACAGCAGCCTTCGCAGCAAGAGCAGCACCAGCCAAAGCTAACGTGCCCGCAGTGAGTGACGCACGCCCAACAAGCTCAAAGGCTTCCTTCTGCTTAGCCATCGCCTCAGCAGAATCACCAGCCATCTTCTTGGTCGACTTTGCAGCCTTCTCCATGTTGGCGATGTAGCCATTGACCTCAGCTAAGAGAGTTACTTTCGTGGTTCTGTCGGCCATTGGGTCTTCCTTCCCACAAAAAAATGGAGTAATATTCGGGCATGACTACGACACCCACCACAGCAACCAATTCGCTTGCGATTAGTTCGCTCGTTCTAGGGCTTGTAGGGCTTGCCATTTCCGCACTTGCGGCAGGCGGATTCACGGTGCTAATTGGTGCCGTAGCGGTCGTTCTAGGGGTTACTGGGCGTACACGCGCCAACACCCTCGACTACCGCAAGGGGCACACAATGGCGGTGCTCGGCCTTGTTGCCGGAGCACTCACCATCGCGTTGTCAATCTTTCCGATCTTCGGCAACTAGTCGCGTAATTTTGCAGACCAGAGGTGCCCAGAACGGTTCATCGGATTCTTCGGGTCATCATCCTTGTAATAGGCTTTCTGCCCATTCGCTAACGCCTGCATTGACCAGTCCACAGTCGGCCCCTCAGGGACTTTGAACTTGAACTGATTCTTCGGGTCAGTGGCAACATCTAGCGGAATACCTATCGGGTTCAGTTCGCCCTCATATTCGGCAGCCGCCAACAACCACGCAACCTGTTCGGCATCCCATTCAGGTTCCGTAATAACGGTCACTTGTGTGATCCGGTTCCACGTCCACGGTTTCCACCACACAACAGGTTCGTATTCGTACAGGTGTTGTTGTGTCGGCTCCCACCCATCTAGCCGACGTAATGAGACGCCAGTGTCGCGGGCAAGTTTGGTTAGCGCGCGGAGGTAACCGGTTAGGCTTTTTTTGCTTTAGCGATCCGCTGTTGCGGGTTCCACTCATTCAGATACCAGACGGCATCCGCGATAAGCCCGATGCTGTGACCGTCGAGGACAGCGAACAAGTCAGCCCACTCTTCAGGACTCAACTTCACTTCTTCACCATCAACGAGACCAACACCAGACTTCGGCGCAATCTCTTGCACCACCTTGTGAACGTCATACCCGTACCGCAAAGCGATCAGACCAGAACCGACCGCAGGATTCTTT